TGAAGCATTTGAAGAATTTATTCAAACTTATGCTGAATATGCTCAAAACATGAATGGTAGTATAGATTCATTTAGTAGTTTTGGTGACTTCTTAAGTGAACATTTTGATGAAGCTTTTAAATCTGCTACTATTGCTGCTATAACGGCTGGAGGTGCATCAACTGTATCTAGTGGAATAGGAGCAATAAGAAATGTTGGAAATCCTGAAACTAATGCTGATGTTGTTGATAATATAAGAATAAATAGAGATATTAAAGAAAATTCAAATACTACATTGTTTAATGTATCTAATACTAAAACATTTGAAAATCTAAAATCTGATACACTTAAAAATTCACAAGTAGATTTACAAGTAGATTCTGATGCATCTGTTGAAATTGCTACAGAATTAGAAAACGGTAATATAGTAACATTACTTGATACTAGTGCTATTAAAAGTGATTCAAATCAAAATGTTGATTTAAATAATGTATCAGATACAACAGTACTAAGTGATGCTGTTATTAATGATAATATAAAAACAGTATTAGTACCAAGTAAAGAAATTGAAACTTATATAAAGAATTTAAGAGATGATTTGACAGTATATACTATCGATCCTAAATCTGATACATTTATGGATGATGTTAGAGAATATGTATCTGAAGCTAATAAATCTAATATAGTTACTAAAAATGCTGCAGATTTTGCTCCATCAGATTATACATTTACACCTACTGAAATGACTCAAATTAATCAAATGGTTAATGAAGCTATTAATAAAGGTAATTTATTAGATAATATAAACAATCCTAATACTTATAAATTAAGTCCTTTAACTGTATCAGATATTACTGATTCAGATATTAATACTATTATGAATAGTATAAAAACTAAATTCTTAAATGAAATAGATAGTAATAGAATAAGTAAAGAAACTGCTAGAAAAGAATATCAACAATTAAGTAAAAAACTATCAGAATATGCTCAAAAAACTAAACAAAATAGAACATATATAAAAGATGATAAAAACTCAATAATTACATTTGCTAAACGTGGTTCTAATATTTATGAAGCTGTTAATACTATGCCTAAACAAGATGCTGATTTAGAGGTATTTGCAAATGTTAAAACTAATGGTAATATTATAAATGGTAATTTAAATCAAAAAGTTAAATTCTCAAAGAAACAAATGAATGCTGTTAATACACTTATTGATAAACTTAGTTTAAAAGGTAATTATGTTACTGGAGATTCTACATATAAAGATATTGCTACATTAGTTAAATCAAATTTGGAATTTAGTAAAGATATATTACAAGCTTTAGGTGCTGATGGTTTAATTGAAGGTAAAACTAAAACAAGATTATATACTGCATTTGATAATTTAGATAATGCAAATCCTAAAGGAGCTATTCAAAATACTAATAAATTATTAGAAAGTGAAACATTTAAGAATGAAACAAAAACTAAAGCTGAAACTACAGCGCCAAAACAAGTAGTTAAAAAAGTAGAACCTTCAAAAGTTGATGTTGAATCTAAACCTATAAAAGTTAAAGATGTTGCTTATGATACTAATAATACTACTGAAATAAATAATGCTGAATTTGAAGAATTATGGAATAAAGCATTTAGTGATATAAAAATAACTGATAAAACTACTAAAGTTGAAGCTGATAAATTAAAAGCTAAAGTTAGACAATTATTCTTTGATAGATATGTTCATATTAGAGATATAGCAGATAATAATAGTGATTATAATGTAAAAGAAGCTATTGCTAATTTAGAAGCTGTCGCTAGTGATGCTCAAAATATGATTGCGTCAGCTCAAACTAATTCTAATGGAGAAGTTATTGGTAAATCATTAAAGCAAATATATTCACAACTTAAAGGTAAAAAACAAAAGCAATTATTTGAAAAATATATGATGCTTGAATTAAATATAGAACGTGAAAATGCTGGTGTAGATAAGATATTTGAAAATATGTCAAAAACTGAATCTAGAAAATTAGCTGATGGATTATTGAAGAAAAATCCTAAGTTTAAAGAAATAGCTAATGATTTACAAAGATATAATAATAATTTATTAGATATGCTTGTTGACGGTGGAGTAATTAATGAAGAATTAAGTAATAAATTAAAAAATAGATATAAGTTCTATATGCCTATATATTCTTCTGAGTTATCTACATTTGCTGATTTAAATAGTGATAAATACTTTAAAAATATGAAAGTAAATGATACTATTCAAGATGTTACTAAATCTGGTAAACAAATTCAAACTTTAGAAAAATCATTAGAAAATAAAACTTATAATGTATTAAGTGCTATTGCCAAAAATAAATTAGCTAATGAAATGGCTTTATCTAATAATTATGAATCTGATGGTAAAGGTGAAATGATATATTATTCTAATGGACAACCTATGAAAATAAAAACATCTAATGATATTATCTCTGATATTAGTAATAATTCATTATCTCATATAGTAGACCAAATAAATCAAATTCAAGGATTAAAACAACTAATAGCAGCTAGTAATATGAGTTATAAATTCATACTTGACCCAATATATCAAGTTAAAAACGTTGTAATTGACTTTACAGATTCTCAATTAATATATAGTAAAGACAAAAAGAACTTTGCTAAAAACTATGCTAGAGCGGCCATAGCGATTGCTAATAATTCTGAAGTATTTAATGAATTTAAAGAAGTTGGTTTAGCTGACCTTGGTACTGGATGGAAAGCTCCAAAAGTTACTTATGATAAAGATGGTAATGTATCATATAATCAAAATAAATTCCAAAGAATATTTGCTAATTTAGAAGCTATGCCTAAACTTGCTGAATATCTATCATTGAAAGATAGATATATGAAACAAAACATGAAAGATTATAAAGCTGGTAAATATAATGTAGTAGATAATCATTTAGAATTTAATGATGATGAAAATTATGCTATAAAACAATGGTCTGGTACAGATTCATATATTATAAATCAACATTATAGAGATGGTACTAATATTGATGATAGAACTCAAAAAGTAGCAGATGGTATGGATAGTGTATTAAATAAAATGAAATCTGAATCTGGTACTTTTAATAGAAGTATAACTCTTGAAGGTGATAAATTACAAGACTTCATTAGTAAATATCAAAAAGGTAAAATAGTTACTGAAGATGCTTTCACTAGTATGTCTAAAGATATAGTTTATGATGATTCATTTAATGTTCAAATGGAAATAAAATCTAATAATGCTAAAGATACTACTAAATTAATGAGAGCTGATGAAAATGAATTTATGTTGAAACGTGGTTCTCAATTTAGAGTTGATGATGTAGAAATTAATGGTGATAATGTAAAATTAAAACTTACAGATGTTACTAAAGATTTAACTACAATATATAAAGATAATATATCTATGAATGATATTCAAGAACAAGCTAAATTAAGAGCTAAGATTGACTCTCAAGATGTTAACTTAAACTTCAACTCAGGTGGTACTTTATCTAAGGCCTTAAGTAAATCTGGATTTAAATTTGTAAATGCCGGTCTACTTGGTTTTGATAAATTCGTTACTCATGTAGGTGAAGGTATTAAAACTCCTAAAGGTATGGGTTCATTACTATTTGAATTTACATCTGTTGGTTTAGCTACAGCGTTAGCAAATCAATTATTGAATGGTGATGATGAAGATTATGATAAATTACCATACTACTATAAAAATAATTATTATATGATTAAAGTTGGAGATAATAATTTCTTCAGAATACCTAAAGGTAGAGTTCAAACATTATATGATGTGTTATTTGAATATGGTACAGGTATAAGAAAAGAAGATTCAACGGAAGCTTATTTAGAATCAATTCATTCAGCATTTGATTTAGCTGTATTACCTCCTGATTTTAATACTGCAGCTCCTTATGCTGCATGGCAAGCTATAATAACTAATAAAGATGCTTTCGGTAATGAAATATATTCAGAAGAATATGATAGTTTTGGAGAAAAAACTCAAAAGAAAATGTATCACTTATTAAGTTCTTATTTTGGTAGATATGGTCGTATGGTAAAAGATATTACTGATGATGATTCAACTACAGATTGGTTTAATGAATTAGAATATTATAAAGATACTACAAAAGCAAATCGTCATTATAGTACAGCTTTAGATTTAGTAACATATTATCAAAATAAAGATAATGTAAAAACACTAGATGATAAGATGATGAAAAAATATATTGATACTCAAAATGCAGCATTAAAGAGTATTAACTCAGAAATTAATGAAGGTAAAAGAAGTGGTCAAACTACTAAAGATTTATCTATGAAATATGCTGCTAGAGATGATTTACTAAAATCTATGATTACTAATTACAAGAATTTTGATACATCTGATGAAGGTAATGGAGTAATAAGATACTATTTTGATGAACATTGCTTCGAATATAATCCAAAAACTGATAAAATTACGAAAAAGTATTAAAATATAATAAAATATCGCTAAAAATGCGATATTTTTTTTAGTTTAGCGATCCTAGGCGCCAGGGTAAATAAACTCTGTCTGGCGATGAATTATATTAGTCGATATAAGTTTATTAACCAGGGCTTATCCCAGGAGACGCTTTTTCTCCAGGGGTAATAAAAAAGACTAAAATTAGTCTTTTATCAAATTATTATATATTTTTTGTACATTATTATAATTTTCCATAAATGTGAGTGATGTTACACTAGTAGATCGATTAAGTGAACAATACAATAAATATTCATTATACGCATCTGTTATATTTTCATAAGTTTTATTCATAACATCATTTGCAAAATACCATTTAGCAACTCCATCATTCATACTCATATACATCATTAGATTTTCAATTACTCTTTTCGATTTAATAAACTTATTATTATCAACTAATCTTTTATATCTAGGTATTATTAGATTAAGTAAGGCACTCATATTATCAATATTACAAAAGTCATTTATATTGAAATCACCAGAACCAGAATAAGTATCAAAATCAAATGTAAATGGAATTATTATAAATCTATTATAAAATCCATAAGATTTATCATTTGCTTTAGGAAGTTTATTACAACTAAATATTAATTTAGAAGTACATTCAAATTCAATTGGGTCTCTATTTTTTCTATCAGCATTTATCATATCTTCACCTGTTAGTTTTTTAACCATTTGTGAATCATCTAATAGTTTAGAACCAATATCATTTCCTATATTACATTTACTACTTATTAATGCTGAAACTTTAAATCTATGATTCAAATCTTCTAATGATAAACTTGTAATATTCTCTTTACCAATAAACTTTTCTATTATTGAAGTATATTTAGATTTACCATTAGAACCAACACCATATAACATAAACATTTTTCTAAACTTATTTTTATCAAAGAATATATAAGCTATAAATTCTAACAATAATTCATATATCTCAGAATCATTATTAGCATATAACATTAATGCATCAGTCATAGGTTTAGTATCAACATGAGTATTAAAATAAACTGGAATACTTGTTGTAGTAAATATATTCTTATCAAACTCTTTAAATTCACCAGTATATAAATTAACTAGACCATTTAATGTTTGAATATAATGTTTAGTAGGTTTAATATCACTATCAGATAAATTAATATCTATATAATGAATTATCTCTTTTATATTATTTGTAGTTATATCAGGTATTAGAGTATATATTATTTTTTCAAGTCCTTTAGAATTATTTATATAACCTTTATCAGTATAATAATATATACTACCATTATAATATCTACAACTATAAGCATCTATAATATAATTACCAACTAAATTTGTTTTTAATTTCTTACCTTGATAAAATGATAATCTTCGATCTTCTATAAATTCATTACTATCAACCATAGCATGAATTTCTGAAGTATTTAATTGTTCAGCAAACATATATTTATTTACTAACATTAAAGTATTTTCTATTTCTTCTTTATTTAAATTCATTTTTGACATAGGAATTATACTTCTAAATAGTTCATCGTTACGACCATCACCATCTCTTAAATCTAAATAATTAGTTTTATGATTAAAAGGTAATAACCATTTAGGTATATCATCTATTGGTGTTTTTTCATAAATAATTTCTCGTTCTTTACCATCTAATTTTAATATTTGATATGAGTTATTTTTACCAGTTTTTATATCTACAGATAAACCGATAGGTGTATTAGAATGAATAGCATTTTTAACATCGTATGGATTTGTGAATAGAAAGTGCATACCTCTAGAAGTTTTATAAACTCTTGTACCAATATTTTCAGCTTTAACAATTTCAAGTAGTTTTTCAGATTCTTTTTGAGAATCAATATCTACTATTAATTCATTATCTTCTAATATTCTACCATAAGATTCTTTATTTTTTACTTCATTAAGAGTTTTATAATCTTCTAATTTAGATATAGGTTTTTTGCTCTTTAATTCAATATATCTCATATAGCACCTCTATTCTAATATATCTATTACTTCATCTAATCCTACGACTCTATAACCTTTATATTTACGGTTAATATTTTCATTATTTATAACATTTATATAAATACATTTTTTACCATTTACTTTTTTGATTTTTTCTAAGTTATCGCAATTATCTTCAATAACTAAATCAATATGGCCAAACTTTTCAAATATTGTAAAGTCTTTCTTTTGTGTACAATAAATATAATCATAACATAAATTATTTTGATTTAACCATAGTATAGTTCTTTCTAATTGATTATATTTAAATAATTCTCTAGCAGTTATAATATATATTAAATAATTGTTATCTCGTAAATATTTTAATAGCTTCTTAGCTCCTTTACTAGGTTTAGCATTATGCTTAAATCCACTCATTCTATACTCAGTCTTATAATATTTATAGTCTTTATAAGATAGAGACTCTTTAATTTCAGATAAAGTTTTATAATCTGTACCAAGACATAAATTGAAATAATCAATTTGTGTTTGTGGATAGTAGTTTAAAACTCCATCAATATCTATAACAGCTTTTTTCATAATTATTCCTCATCAAATATAGCAGACTTTACTTTTTCGTATGTACTATAACCATACATTTTTTTCATATCACCATATACAGTTTCCATGTTTTTAGTATAGTCTGTTTCATTTTGAGGAAGCGGAGAATACCATTTAGAACTTAATTCATGTTCAGATTCAGAACAATAAAAATTATTACGAGCATTTATATTAATATTTATTGGGTAAACTTTTTCCAATTCTTTATATATTTTAAGAGCTAAAATATTATCACTTTTAGGTTGTACTTGCATATCTATACGTTGTCTTAAAAAGTTTAAGAAATCAAATAGACTACCAGTCACATAATAGAAAGTCTCCATAGTTCTAGGTAATACTAATCTAGCATCTTGAATATGTACTTTATTACCTAAATTATTACATATATCATCATATAAATTATATGATTCTTCCATAATTTCAACATATCTTTTTACATATTCTTCAGGACAATCATTTAAGAAACTAGGTATAATCATTGGTCTATCAACAATATACTTATCACCAGTACAATCCGCAGCGAAATTCAAACCACTATGTCTTAGTAAATGAGTTACATCATGAGTTGTAATACCTTCAATTAATATTGTTACAGGTATACTTTTTAATGCTGTAGGTATTAATTTACCATCGAAGCATAATTTCATAATTTCATCTCTATCTTTAGGTAATAGTGATTTTCTAAATTCTTCAATATTTTCATTCCATGTAGCTGTTACTAATTCAGGAATATATCTTTGTAAAACTGGGTATGGAGTATAGTTTAATAATGTAACTTTTATATTAGCTAAATCATTAACATACTTACCATTCCAACTTTTTATTTTTCTTTTAATGAATCTTTTATTTTTTAATCTAAATTCCATATCTTACTCTCCTTCTTTAATTATTTCTTTAGATAGCTTTAATGAATATATATCATTAGCTTTTTTAAATAAATCATTTAATTGACTTAATCTTACATTACGATCGTTATTAAATAATTTACTTAAAGTAGATTTTGGTATACCAATATTTTTAATAATAGAAGTATAACCAATATCATTATCTCTAAATATTTGTTTTAATTTAGTAACATCATATTTAGTATTACCAATTAAATAATTAAGTTCAGAGATATTGATATATAATAAACCATGCTTATTAATTTTATTATTAATATATTTAAGCTTTGGATTATTTTTAATATCTTCTTCTGTATAGTTATCAATTAACTTTTTAACATCTTCATCTTTAAACATATTATTCACCTCTCTTTATTTTATCTAATTCACTTATAAGATAATTATAATCTCTAGGAGCTATTTTGTAAACATATTTAGTAGCTTTCTTTTTTATTCTAGCCATTTGAGCATCTTGAATATCACTAGAATCACCTTCATTAGTTTTAACTTCAATAAAAATAGCTTTATCATTTATTGCTGCAAATAAATCAGGTATACCACTTTTTGTTTTATAATCATTATTATATTTCAAACATATTCCATAGTCTTTATTTATAGTTTTGATAATTTTACTTTGAAATGCTGATTCTCTATTACTCATCTTTCACCAAATAATTTATAATATCTTCTTGTTTTAATTGAGTTTTAGTAGCATTTCTACTAATATCAATCCATGTAACATTTGATTTAATATTACAAGTAGAATATATTTTAGGTTCTTCATAATAGTTTTTAATTATAAAATCATAATAATCAGGTTCTTCAAAATATTCAGTAGTTAATGGAGTTAGTCTTTTAATGTTTGAATTTTTATTACAATCATAAACATAATGATAACCTTTAGTATCGTTGTGACGGACACATATATATTCTATGCTAGGTTCAAAATTATTAGCTTCAGTTTTGAATATAGTATTGTAAATAGTCACATCTTTATTATATTTGCTTTTAATATTTTCTATTGATATATCATCTTCTATGAATTTATTTTTATATCTTTCTTGTAAAAGTTTATATACTCTTTTTAAATCTATAGCTAAGAAACTTGTATCTGAATTACTCATTGATGACGAGTTTTTACTTCTTTCTTGTTTAGCTAAATAATTATCAATCATTATTTGATTAGGTTTATTATAAACACTTAAACAATAATCATTAGTAAAACCTACATTAACTCCTAAAGTATATTCAGATATATTTTCTTCAGTTATAGGTATTTCAAATATATGAAAGAACTTATCACGTTCTTCATCATTTTTATATTTTAATAATAATATTGATGGAGCTTTATAATTACCATCGCCATAAATTACAAAATCTTCATTATTATAATTTAAACATGCTGCAATTATATAACCTGTAATTCCATCACCAAGAATAACATTTTTCATTAGTTATCTCCTTCATTATAAACCACTTTATATTCTTTTTTAGCTAGTTTTGATAATAAATATTCTACATTAATTTCAGTTTCAATATCATCTAATAGAATATTTATATTTTCATCATTATTAGTTATTACAGTATTATTCATTCTTAAATCTGCAATATCTACATTATTTATAGTTGGATGTGCAATATTACCATTAGTAACTATTACTTTATATCTTTTACTAGGTAAATTATCTTTATTAACTGAGTCATATATTAATTTAGCTTTATTATACATTATACCATCTATAACTATATATAACTTATCATCTCTAATATATTCATTAAATCTTTGTTGATAATCATTACATTCTCTATAAATATCTCCATTATTAGGATTTACAAATATATCATCACATAACATCTTTTTAGATGCAATATATAAATTAACATAATCAATTTTTTCTAACATACTAATCTTTAATCCTTTCTTTAGATTCATATAAGTTTATTCTTTTTTGAGCTATACTTTCATAATAATCTAAATCTAAATTATTAAAATCAAATGATAAATCATTATCTACGTATACTTTTTCAGAAGTATCTTGAAACTTAACTATTTGAGAATACTTATTACCAGTTTTCTTTTCTATAGCATTATCATTTATTTTAAATACTCCACCACAATTAGGTTGAGTAGTGTAATATATTCTATTTATTTTACCAATAGTATGATATTCACCATCTTTAAACCATTCATTTCTATTAAAACTTGGACCAGATTTAATTACTTGTTTGAATCTAGTTCTATAATTCTTTTTAGTAAAATCTAATGTTTCTTTAATAGGAATATCATATAAGAAATAATTACATAAGCAATCATCAATTACTGCTAAACTACTTCTTATTTGAGCTCCAGCGATAGTCTTACTATTATATAAATATTGAGCTGCAAAACCACCAATAGCTTTTATTGATGTAGCATATAAATATATAACTCCATCTTTTTTACAATAAAAGTTAAGATGTTTTAAATAATATTTATCTAATATTTCGCTAGGAATATCGTCTCTTAGACGTTCTAGGATTTCTTTATTATTAGTCGTAAAATAATATTTATTATATATATTTTTAAACTCTTTTAATAAATCTATAACTTCTACTTTTATATTTAATTTAGCACAATCTTCTATTAAGTTATAAGTATCTTTATTATTGTTATCTACAAATAAGATATAATTATTAACATCTTTTTGAATAAGTTTATGAGCTACATCAATTTCCATAGTCATTTTAGATAATTGTTCCCATTCATGAACTACTTCTCTAACTTTATCTTTATTCTCAGGAATTATAATTATACCATCTGTATTTGATTGAATAATCTTACCATAAGGTTCTAACATTTCAACTAATGCTGTTAACATTAATTGACCAGCAATACATACATTATTACTATTATGAGGATCGTACATATCATTGAACTTAGCTTTTTCACAACCATAAGTTGTATTTAATGGTAATTTCAATACTTGAGATAATTTTTTATCTGCTTTATGATGTTCTTTATCTAAACTATCATTATAAGTACTATCATATTCTCCATAATGTTGATGAGTTTTATAGAACTCTATTTCTTCATCTATAACTACTTGAAGTTCTTCACCATTTCTAGCTTTAACTTTTCTTCTGTTGAAGTACATAGATATAAACTTTCTTTTACCTTCTAAAGGCATAGCTCTACTTAAGAAATTATAATAAATCATTAATGACGGATAATAAGATGCAACATCAATTAACCATAATTCACCATCATAAAAGAAGTTAGGAATAGCTCCATGAATACCACCAAAAGCATATACATGAGGAACACCAGCAATATCAATATTTAACTTATTTTTATAATCTATAGGTTGTTTGTAAAAATCTAATACACTTTGATTTTGAGGTTTTATTCCAAGACAATTTATATCAAAAGGTTCAAATTCATCATCAAACTTAGTTTTCTTACAACCAAATAACTTAGCACACAATTGAGCATTAGTCATACCTATACAATGTTTAGGTAAATCATATTGTAGAATTAAGTTTAGCTTAGTTATAATACCACCAATATTATTTAAGAAAGAAGTTATTAAAGCTTTAACGTCAGCTTTACAATAATATATAGTTCTTTCTAATTCTTCTTTAGTTAACAATCTATCAGTATCAAATTCAACTTCAGTTGTTACTATTGGTAAATCTAAATAAGCTTCTTCTTCTTTTAAACTTATTCTTGCAGCATCTTGCATTATATCAATATATAAGAAATTATATTTTTTCCAATTTTTTATTTGCATTTTCCAACTTATATCAGATACAATTATTTTATCAGATATTTCTTTAGGATTTTTACCTTCAATAATTCCAACCATAATACCATTATCATATCTAGAACTATTCTTACCAATAAAAATACCATTATCTTTATTATTCATATAATAATCTATTAATTGACTTCGATTATTTAATATTACTAAATCTTTAGTTTTTAATTCTTTATTATCATCTAACCAATATTCAGTTATACAAACTAACCAATCATATTTAAATACCTCAAAGTCGAAAAATATAGCTTTAGCACTCTTCATGATTAACCTTCTTTCATAAGTATATCAAATACTTCTTTTGTTATAACTTTAGTATAATCGTCTACTGATTTTAGATAATACTCATACTTATTTTTAGTTTCTATAAGATTTGATTTTAATAACAAATAGAATTTAGATTCTATGAAAGCTTTAACATTTTCATCTTCATTCTTTAATTTAATTAATGCTTTTTGTTTAGCAACTTCTAATTCATTAATTAATTCTAAATAAGAATGTTGATTTAATGTAATACTATCCATAGAATCTAATATCATATTATAAACCTCTATTTACTTTTACTTTGTTAAATGCTTCTTCATCATAAGTAACTTCAAAACATTTATCTAATAATTGTTCACAGAAAGTAACTATAGAATCTACATCACTAAATGTTGTAGGAGTAATACCAGCAAATTCAGCCATTTTGTAAATTCTCTTAATTGAAGCTTCCGCAGTTTTTACACTTAAGAAGAAATTGTTGTAAATATTTCTACCAGTATATTCTCCATCAATTACTTCCATAACCATACCAACATAGTCATTTCCAGATTGAGAAGTTTTCTTTTCAACATTAGCAACCTTTACTCTGTAATCTCCAGCAGGAAGAGGTTGAAATTCAGTTTCTTCAAAATCATTTTTTTCAATTAATCCTTGAGTTAGTTCTAAAAAGTCATTCATATTATTTTACCTCCATTTCTTTTTGAGCTTTTCTCATTTCATATTCTTCAATAAAGTTTTCTTTTTGAAGTTTTAATGATATTAATGATGATACACGATTTAATAATTTATCAAATTGTTCATCTTTAACATCCATTTCTTTTAATGCTTCAATAGCATCATCTAATTTTGCACCATATATTTTGTCAGTTTCTTCTAATTTTTTAATTATTTCTTCCATATTATTTCTCCTTCTTTTTTATAGTCATTGAGACCGAACTATTAACTTCTGTTTCTTTAAGATAGTTATCATATAAACCATCTTCTTTTAATTTTTCAGTATCTACACTTTTTCTAGTATAAGATTTTTTATAAGATAACATCATATCTCCTAAATCTATACTATTTACTGGAATATCTCCAGCTTCAACCATCTCTTTAAACTTATCTTTAATTTCAGATTCAAATGATTCAACTTGTTCTTTATAATAAATAAACTTTTCGATTATTTCTTTACGAGCTTCAGTTAAACCAAGTTCTTCATAAGGAATTAAATTATTATTCATAATCTTTAATCACCTCTAATATTTCTTTCTTTATAGATTTTTGAATTTCTGCATCTTTATAATTATTTCTGTATTTAGACATTTTTGTAATATAAGTATTTCCTAACTTTTTACAATTTAATACTAAATCAGCTTTACCTTCAAGTAAGATGTAGAAATCTTCTTTTAACATACTAATTGTTACCATTTTATCATCAACAACTTTATCAACAGTATGAGTAATAACTACTACATAATATTTATTAGTTAAAGTTTTTAATGCTGTGATAACATTTTGCATATTAACTTTTCTTTCTGTATAACCAGTTGCATAACCAGGAACTTTACTTAGATTATCAACTTTATACTTTTCTAAAACATAACCTTCACAAATATCAAATATATCTTCAATTAAATCAATTACTATAGTTTGATATGATGTTTCTGTTTCATTAAGTTCTTTTAATACTCCAAATAATAATTCCATTTTTTCTTTGTAAGTTTTATATTTCTTATCATTTAAATAAATACTAGGAGTTGTTACTTTACTACAGTTACCATCAGTATTTATTAAGATAGGATTTGGGAACTTACAAGCATTAAATGTTTTACCACTCATTGCTGGACCACCAATAACAAACATTTTTGGAGTCAAGTCAATTTGAGTAGGTTCATTTTTTGGTAATAGACTCATATTTATTCCTCCTTTCTCTATTTACCAGAACTTCCGAGACCGTTTGTTCCACGAAGTTTTAATGATTCAACAATATCAAAATTAATTATAGGAATAATAACTAATTGAGCAAGTCTTTCTCCAACTTCAAATTCTAAAGTTTCATTTGAATTATTACTTACCATCATGTGAATTTCACCAGTATAACTAGCATCAATAGGAGCATTACCAATAGTAATATTCTTTTTTGATATAGAACTTCTAGTTATCATTTGAGCCATGACACCAGTAGGAAGTTTTAATCCAAAACCACAACCAACTGTTTCAGTAGAATTGGGAGCTATAGTAATTTTTTCTTTTAGTCTTACATCAATTCCAGCATCATTGTCATACTCAGATTTCTTAATTAATTCATCTAAAGGCAAATCACTATACTTAATAACCTCGATCTTCATATTGACCTCCTTTCAAAATAATATAGAATGTCGGATTAACTAACTTACAAAACCTAAGAGACGTAGCCGACGAAGTATTAATTAATTTAATTTATAATATTATTATATATCTATGTATTTAAATTGTAAACACTTATTTATAATCTTTTAATAATTCTTGTAAACATTTTATAATACTTTTAATTTTTCTACTTACTTGACCTTGAGATAAGTTATATCTTTTAGCTAATTCTTTTTGTTTTATTCCATTAAAATAATAATCATAGAATAAATCTTTATAATCATGTTCACAATTGTTTATATAATCATTTATTATTTTAAATATTTCTTTTCTATCTAATTCTTCATCAATATCTATATTTCTAGTATCAGGTATAAAATCAAAAATATCAGATTGTTTACCATTTTCATCACTGACTATATTTGAAGCATAATCTATTTTTAGATTTTTATCTCTAAAAGAATACTTATATTCATGAAACAAAGCAATATATACATAAGTTGATAGAGCAAAACCTTTAGAAGGATCGAAGTTCTTTATAGCTCTAAACATAGCCATTCTAAGATTTTGCATCATATCTTCATCATTCAATAGTTTATAATTAGTTGCAAATTTATAAACTAGATTTTGATTTCTTAAATATATCTCTTCGTAGTTATCATGCATAGTTTTTCTCCATCAATTTATCAGTAAATGATTGACCTTTTTTCAAAACCTCCAATACTTTTTTGTCTATATCATTTATGAAATAATAATATTTTTCTACTTCATAATTATCTAATCTATTAATTCTACCTTTACTTTGTTTGAATATTCTTTTACTATAAGGTAAACTAAATGCTATATAAACAGTACAATCTCTAAAACCATTAATACCTTCAGAACCAACTCCATAACTTATCATATTTATTTTACCAGGAGTTGTAGTTTTAAAATCATCTTTAGTTGTGAATAAACTATAATTATAACCAAATTGAGTTAAGAATTTTTCAATAACAGTTCTTTCATTAATATAGTTATAATATATAATAATATTTTCATTTTTATTTTCATCAAGTATTTCTTTTAGTTTTTCTAATTTTATAGTATCTAATAATTGGAATTTATAAGTATCTTCATCATCTTCTAATAACATAAAACTAGCCATCATTCTTTTCATATAAGAGTTTTTAGCAGGCGAATCAATAATATAGTCCTTATAAACTTTACTTCTCAATATTGATTTATATTTTTGAGTTAGTTCAGAACTTATAGGAACATTAACCTCGTATTCTTCAACTTTAGCTTTTCTTACTTTATTATATACTATACTAATATCATCTTTCATGTCCATAAGTTCATACTCATTGACATAACCTATAACTTCATATACATAAGGATTCCAATAACTTTGTCTTTGTATAAAATATCTAGCAGCAAAAGCTGTATAACTCATAAATGATTTACCATATATAATTCTAAAATATACATAGAAATCTTGCCATTCATAATTTTCAGGTGTAGCAGTCAATAAATATTTTAATCTTATAGTATCTATTTTCAATAATATCTTTTTTGTAGATTTATTTTTTCTATTACTAATATGATGAGCTTCATCTATAATAGCAACATCATATTGAGTTTTTAAAATCTCATCAAGATATTTAGCCATACAAACTTTATTATAACTATAAATATCATAATTAGTTACTCCAAGTTCTTTACATGTTTCTTTCCATTCTTCAACCATATTAGCTGGAGATAATATTAATAATTTACCTTTACCATATTTTTTATAAGCAAACATAGAGCAATAAGTTTTACCACTACTAACACTCATAAGCAATAGTTTAGATTTATTTAGTTTGTTAACTATTTCTTTTTGATAATCATATAAATCTTCGTATTGCAAATAAATCACCTCATTCCTATTTAAAACTATCCATAAATGTTTCTACCATAGAATTTTGAGTAAACATCATAGCTTTATAATCTTCAATATATTTTTGCATTAGGTGACTATTAGCTATATAATTATATAAATTAGAATATTCACTAGTTAATTTATCAATTTGTTCTGCTAACTTTTTAACATCTTCAAATTTAATAACATGGAATTTTAATCTTTTTTCTAATTCTTCATCTGTTAATTCTTCTATAGTAATATTTCTAATTTTTTTACCTTTATTATCTAAAACATCTTTACTTAATGTAGTTAATAAACAACTCTTTAAATTATTACGTAACATATAATAAGTAATTTGTTTCATATATTTATCTATATTTTCTTTACCAGAATATGTTTTACATTCCCATAAAGGTTCTTTAGCATTTTTATCATAACCATCAACATTTGTTCTAGATTGTTTAGACTCATTAATTGATACAGCTGGTCTATAATTTCTACCAAATTTTCTATTTACATAATCTCTAATTATTTCTTCAGCTTTATGACCAAATGTAGCCCAATCAGGTTGAACTCCATGAGAAGTATCAATATAACATAATTTTTCAAATATATTTTGAATTATATCTCCTTTATAGAAATCTTCAAATATTTTATTTAATTCAGAACCACCTATATAGAAGTTTCTTTTAGATGTAACAGATTCATTTTGTTCTTCAGGAGAATCAGTATAAATCCATTTTACCATTGTTGAGCACCTTCTTTCTATATAACTTTTCTATCTTTATAAGTTGCTATAAAATCTGCAACATGTAGCCAAATTGTTAAATCATTTTTATTATAAACATTAGAAGCATTGAATAAATCTGATTTATCATAACCATTCATGTGAGTTATAATACTTTGAATTTCTAAATCATTCAATGTTAAACCAAATTGTTGTAATAAAATAACTGATTTATGACCATGACCTATTGGATTACTATCATCAAATTTCCAATAATCAACTTGTGTCCAATTTTGACCTATTTTAACATTTTTCTTTTCTTTAGTATAACAATTAGCTTTACAAACATCATGTAATAAACTCATTAATATTATAGAATTTATATTTATATTAAAGTTAAATGTTTTATGTAGAGTTTCAAATGTATCATATACTTTTAAACTATGTTCACAAAGTCCTCCAGTATAATTTTCATGATATTGAGTAGAAGCAGGAGCTTCAAAGAAGTCTGTACTTTCTAACCAAGCAATTATCTTATCAACTCCAGTTCTATTAGTTGTTTTTAATAATGATATAAAGCGCTCTTTATTTAAATCTTTATCTGTCATTATCTCACCCTATTTACTGATACATCTAAATCACAATTATATACATCATCTTTAGCAGCATCATATAAATCATCCATAATACAATTGTCTTCATATATAGCATCTTCAATATTATATTTAATATCTCTTAAAGGAACATAAACATCTGCATAAGTATCAACATCAACTCTAACTTCAACTTCTACATGTAATTCATAATCATCTAAATAATTTATTAAATTATCTATTGTAGGACTTTCTAATGAATCATAAACATCTTCAGCAGTTTCATCAGTATATTCAAATAATTTATCTAACATAGTTTGATAGTTATCATCTAAACCTTCATATAAATTATCTATAACTTCAGCTTTACTAAATTTAACCATAAATACTATATATTTAAATTCAGATACAATTTTAGCTTTAAATTCAAAATCATCTATAGTACTATCAATTACTTTAATTCCAGCACTTTCTAAAGATTTATCGACTTCTTTAATTTTAAAATTACTAATAGTATCTTTAAACTTATCAAAATCATTATCTTTAGATTGAATAACTTCTATAGTTCCTTTATATTTTTCATTTAATATATTAATAGCTTTTTCAAAATACTCATAATCTTTCCAAGTATTTGATGCATCTGATAATTCTTTAGATATAAAATCATTATCATATACATTATTTCTTAATCTATTATATAACATTTCTAATTTTTTATCATTGATAGGATTTAATAAGTATACCACGTAGTTAACAGGATTTTCATTATATAAATCTATCATTTCTTCAACATTTCTACCATACTTAATACCATAAGCAATATTTGATAGAATACCTCTAATTTGAATATTCTTATTATATTCATTTGCTTTTTTCCATAGAGTTGACTTACCACTACAGTCAGTACCATCTATTGTTACTATATATTCTTTTTCGTTTTCCATAAATTACAACCTCCTTAACTTTCTATATTTAATTTACGTCGAAAAATATTTCTAATTCTTTTTCAGATATTGTAGTTATTACTTTATCTTCATCAATAACATTATAATAATATACTTTTTCAGTTTCATCCCATGCTTTTTCTAAAGTATATTCTTTATCTTTTTCAATGTTAACTGATTCAGTTTTAGTATTAACATATCCGAAGCATTGAGCACTTAATTTGCACTTAAGTTTCATATTTTAACACCTCCTTATTTTATATATCTATAAATATTATAATATAATAATTATAAATTGTAAACAGTATTATTTATTTTTTCTCCATTAATTTTTTCTTAAGCTCTTTAATTTTTAATCTCAATTCTTTATTTTCTTCTTCATAATGCTCTAATTTTTCAGTTTCACGAAATATTCTTTTAAATATTTTGTCATATAAATCATTTTTAACTTCTTCAATTAAAGCTTCATGTTCTATAACTAAAGTATTATATTTAGTTAATAATGATAAGTAATTCGGTTTTTTACCAAATATACTATATTTTTTGAATTTTTTCATATAAATCTCCTATTTTAAATTCATTAATCTTGCTGGAATTACAGCTTCTGAGTTACAAGTATCACAACATCTAGCATTTTCATCTTTTACTACAGGATACGGATTATTTCCATAACCATGACAATGAGAACCACAAATACAACATGTGAATTGAGGTATTTCATCATAAATAGTTTCTTTAGCCCATTGAAATACTTCTTCCATATTTAAATAATCTTGAGGGTCACCATTATTTTGTACTTTTTCAGGATGAGCTTCTTGATATTTATCAATTAATTCATAAATATTATCATCAAACCATTTTTCTGCATAACCATCATTTGACATTAACTCCACACCTCCTTTGCTTCTTCTTCACTTATAATATAACAATAATCTATAATCCAAGGTTGTTTATCATCTTTCATATACCAATCTAGACGAACACCTCGATCTTTTTTATCTAAACAAGAACCAAATAGAGAACAACCTAGAGTATAAGGTTTGAACCATTTATTATCTCTACATATTAGATAACTTCTTTCTTCTAAGCTGTAGTTATTGCTAAAACTTTCAGACTTAAATACTACTACAGCATATTCCCAATCATCACGATTTTCTAAATCACTTAATTTTAACTTTTCCATTATTTACCTTCTTTCATACTTTTTAATTTTCTTACTATTGTATCAGCATTTTCTATTAATTTATGAATATCATCGTTAATTTTACAAATTTCTAGAAATTGTTGAACATATTCAATTAAATAATCCCAATCACTAAAATCATTTAATTCACTTATTAATCTATCTCTTTGACGTTCAAATTCATCATTAGCATCTTGAATAGCTTTAATTAAATGATTGATAGCAATTTCAATATTATCACTAATCATCGTATATCACCTCGTTTCTATAAATATTATATAATACGATTTTTAATAATGTAAACTTTAAAATTAATCTAAATAACCATTAGCTATATAATCAGATAACCACATAGTACCAAATGTATCTCTCCACATTAATCTCATCATTGCTAATTTACCAATATTTAATTTATCTAATGGAGTCAATAAACATGTTAAACCATTATTATCAAACACATACATTTCTTTCATTTTATAGTTTTTATCAGCAATTTCATTTTCTATTAGCATTTTAGTAATACCTTCATACCAGTCTTCAATTGGACCACCACAACCTTGCCATACTAAATATTCAGTTTGTTTTGATAATCTTATTACACGATTTTTATTGATATTTTCTATTTTCATTATTTCACCTCCTTAAGTTCATTTATTAACATTATACAAGCATCAATATAAATATAATCTTCAGACCAAAACTCATCAGTTTCTTGAATATAATCTCTCATTTGTTGTACAGACATCTTTTTAACTTCAGATTTTTTAGGATTTGAAGCATAGCATCTCCATAATAATTCTTTTCTTTCATCATAAGATTTACCTCTCATAACTACTAATGGAAATTGTTCCATATTAACAAATATTTCTTCTAAATCATCGTTCATCATAATACCTCCTTATCGTGATTTAGGTTTGCTTAATTCTTGTTGTAGATTTTTATAAAATAACCATTTCTTATAAGCTTCTTCATGTGCTAAACGTAACTCTACAGATTTTTGATAAGATATACCTTCAGCAAATGCTAATTTTTGAAGCATTATAGATATTTCTAATAGTTTCTTAATATAATCTCTCATTTCTCGACTGTTCATAGTTTACCTCCTTGTCGAATAAACCAAAACCCCGTATTTGTCGATAATATTTGCAATTTCATGGTCAGTAGATTTAATAATTAAATTACCGACTAATGTTTCGTTATTTTCTTCAGATATAGCCGAAATATATTGATTTTGTTTTAACTTACCTTCTTCATCACAAATAATTTGAGTCATTTTACCATTGATTTTACGACCAATTATTTGTACACTATCTGTATTAATTATATCATAAAAAGTTTGTAAATTATCATCAATAGTAGTTTTTGTGTAAACCATATCTTTAGCATCAATAATATAACAATCAATCTTTTTCATTATTTCTCATCTCCACAAGTTATTAGAAAGTTTAGAGCATTAATAACATCATTATAATTATTGAACTCGAATGTTTTATTAAATACAATTAATTTATAATGATTTGTTATTCTATTATCAAAAGTTACGTCAATATCATAATTAAATTGTATATAGTTCAATAAATCTTTAATAACATTTACTTTATCATAAGTTTGTTTTTCTTTAAGAATTAGTTTCATTAACACCATCTCTTTCTTTAATTATATAATTATAAACAACTATTGAATTAACATCTGTATCATAATATTCACCATAAGTACCATATTCTAATTCTTCATTAGCCCAAGATAATTCGTCACATTCTTGAAATACTAATGTTTTTAATTCAATATCTTCTAAAGTGAATAAATATTTTTTGCTGTATTTATCATAAATATATTCTACAGCACCTAAGTCATATTTTGTCATATTAACTAATCCTTACTAAACCACCAAATTGTGATTTTACTGCAATAGAACCAAATTCTGAGCACCATTCATCAGTTTTATTATATACATAAGCAAATACATAACCTTCACTTATATCTTCTTTATCTTGTTGCCATTCATCAGTATCAGGAGATACATATAATATAGAATAACATTCACCAAATTCGAATATATTATGAATCATGTGATATACGTAACAACCTTTATGTTCTTTTTGAAACTTATCTACAATTTTTTGTTCTTCTTCATTAATTTCGTAAAGTGCACCGAAACCTTCAGATTCCCAAACTTTGTGATTTTTAAATAAAGCATTAATACAAGATTTATCAAGTTTTAATAATTTCATTCTTTCTAGTATTTCAGCTTCTTGTTGATTTGTCATATTCAACACCTCTTTCTACTAATTTTAGCATATCTTTTAATTCATCTAAAGTAGCAATATCTTTAATACATAAAGTAGTTAAAAAGCTACAAGTTGCAGTCATAATTGATATTTTATTACCAACTATAGTTTGTAAGGAATTACCCATACCTTTGTGTCTCCATATATGAATATCAACATCATATATTTCATCTTCATCTTTAGCATATTTATATTTTGATTGAGCATTTTTAGCTTTTTCTTCAAATTCTTTAATTAAATCATCCATATTAGTTTTCTTCATCTTCATTACCTTCTTTCAATTTATCTTCGTAGTATTTCATAGTCATTTCGAATATTGATTTACCATAATTTAATTTTTCAAGAGCATAACCAGGATGAATATATTTATCACGATTATACACATAAAGTACAGTATTTATTGATTTAATAGCATCAACTAAGTCATGTAAGAAGTAAATATCTCTATCTGCATCACTGTTATTATGATATTCGTCATAAATATCTGAATAGTCAGACATAATTTCATCAAAAGAATGTTGAAGACTATCTAAAGTTAATTTTTTACAATAATCATTATCATTCATTATTTAATATTCATCTCCTTATCATAAATAATTTCAATTTGTATATCTTTGTTGCATTTTAATTTATATTTAATTTCAGTATAATATTTGTGATCGAACTCTTTAAGAGCTTTATTGATTTCTTTGACATTATCTAAGTCAATATGATTATTACAAAGATATTTAACTACATCTGTTTTTAGTTGTTTCTCAAATTGTTTTTGTTCTTTTTTATTCATTAATTTTCCTCTTTTCTATTAGTTATTGATTTAAAGTATGATGTGCATGTTACTTTACCATTTTCTAATTTCTCAACTTTATGCACGTTCGTACCAGGAACTATATATTCTCTTACAGTAGAAGTATTATAAATGAGAACGAACATATTTTTATCTTCTAAAGATTGATAATAATCTGACACATATTGCTCGTACATCTCATCAGCATGATTATCAAAATAGTCTTCTTGTCTTTGACGTTCTTCTTCTTGCCAAACATCATATTCTTCATCAAATAATTCTTCAAATTCGTGCATCTTTATCACTCCTTTCATTATCAATTGATAATTATTAAAGCTCTAACTTTAACTTTTATCTATATATATTATATTATACAACTTATAAATTGTAAACACTAAAAAACTTCACGATTTCACTTAAAACGTTATAGGGTAACGGTTTGGTACGCATTCATCGGTAATTTTGATTTCTATGTCCATATATATATTATATATATATTCGGTCGCTCTGTTCCCCCAAAATAGTATATATATATTATATATATATTATATATATATTAAAGTTTAGGGAAAAAGGACACTTATATATATATAATATACATATGAATCCATTCGGTTTTTTCATGGATTTTGGTTTTTACAGTTTTTTCTATGACCTAGATACGGGCTTAGGAACTCATTTTTAGAAATCCTAGGCATTTTTCGAAAATCTTGGGCATAGGAATCATGAGCACCTTGCTGTGTAAACTGTATACAAATCATAATTATGGCTATAGAATGCATCCATATATATTATTACATAAAAAAAAGAAGCAATTAAGCTTCTTTCTTTTTAGTATTCCATGCTTTAGCTAAATCGAAATCAATTTTACTTACATCAATATTTGATAATTCTTTAACCATTTCATATTGAGCAACATTACTATTAGTATATGGATTTTCTTCTTTACATACTAATTGATGTACACCATCTTCAGCAACTAAGAAGATATTCATTTTTCCATATTTTGGTAATAATAATTCATTTAATGATTTTGGTCCTCTTTCAAGAACTTCTGTTGAACATCTAAATACTGAATTACCTTTAATGATAATAGTATTTTTACCATAATTCTCCTTTATAGTTTTGATTTCGTTTGCCATAGCTAATGGACTTACATTCTTTGTTTTTTCCATAATAATTAACCTCCATTTCCAAAGAACATATTTTGATAAAAGCTTCTTTTTTCTTTTATCTATATCTATTATATAACAAATAAGTTAAAATGTAAACAGCTAAATTATATATAATATATACGATATAAAGCATCTTTCTTTTGCTTTTATCTGATTATATTATATAATAAAATTATAATTTTGTAAACAGCAAAATAATTTAATGAATCCATACAATTTTATAAGGGCATAGCTATTATAATTGGATTGCATCCTTACCTTGCACACCTCGCTGCGTGGAATGTATACATTATTATATAGTACTTGCTGTATGCATCCAGGCCTATATATTTTATTTATATAATGAGTGCATCCATACTTATATATTTAAAATAAAAAGAGGTATTTTACTTTACCTCTAATAAATTAAATATGATTGTATTTACTGCAATTATACCAGCTAAATATGTAAAATCAAATATTAATAACAATGCACATAACATAAATATATAGATATTAAACTCTCTTTTACTCATATTGATACCTCCTATTTTAATTATTTATATATCTGACGATAAATAATATTACTATATATATTATTAATATCAGGATAGCTCCTAGAGCGTTCAGGATAGCTCTTTTATTTATATTCTTTTTATTAAACTTACTCCATATTCTTAGTGGTAACATCCATATCATATTATTTATCTCCTTTATATTTATCTATAACTATTATAATATAATTTAATAACTTTGTAAACAGCAAAAGAAAAGTGACTTATTCAGTCACTTTCTTATTATTCCAAGCTGTAGCTAAATCAAAATCTATTTTAGATGGATCGATGTTAACTTTATCGATAACTTCATACTTAGCTAAGTTGCTCATTTCAAATGGATGTTCTTCAGTACATTTTATTTCATATACTCCATCTTCTTTAACTACGAATTTTCTCATTTTACCGTAGTTAGGTAAATATAAATCATATAAAGCTTTAGGTCCACGTTCTAGTGTATCAGTACTACAACGATAAACTGCATTACCTTTAATGATAATACTATACTTACCAAATTCCTCCTTAATAGATTTTACTTCGGATACCATAACTAATGGCTTTACTCCTTTTGCACTTTTCTTTGTGTTACTCATATATAACACTCCTTTCATAATATATTCTTTGATAAACTAAATGGTGCTTCATTCAATTTATCTAATACCATTATACCAAATAAATATAGATTTGTAAACAGCCAAAACGCATAAATTAACGATTTTTTTTTCATTTTTTTCACCCCACCCGCACCCACCGGCCAGGGGTCCTGTGTTCTGGATTTCGCAGACCTGTCGATTTTTCGATTTCGTCGTTTCTGGATTTTGAAAAAAATTTCAATAGACCCTTTATATCTAATATATATAATATATGGAAGTCCTCAAACTAGGAGGGAGCTAGCAAGTGACTGTTTACTTATTGACTAGCATATAATTTACTGAGGACAGATTCATCAACCTTCTTATCTGTTCTCTTTTTATATAATATTTTTTGATACTTGCATAGAATATTATAAAGGAGGTTATAGAAATGGAACTAGATTTTATAACAACCGATATGTTCTTATCATTTTTAGGATGTTTGACTATTGTAGCAATAATAACTCAAGCTGTTAAAAATATACCTGGTGCAGATAAAATAAATCCATTATGGTATACATTAATAGCATCAATAGTAGTTAGTGCATTAAGAGTTGTTATTATAGGTTCTTACACACCACAAGATATAATCTTAGGAATTTTGAATACATTTGCAATATATCTTGGTGCAATTGGTGGTTATGAGACTATTAAACAGTTTGCACAAGGAATTAAAGGAGAAAAATAATGACTGCTGAGCAAATATTTTTACTATGGCTTATATTATTAGCTATATCAAGTATATTTATAATCATATTAATAATAGCATTAATAATTGATTATGTAAGAAATTATAAAAGAAAGAAGGTAAGAAAAAATGGAAAACAACGAAGAACAAATAATCGAAGTAGAATATGATGCATCTAAAGTAGAAGAATATAAACAAAATTATATTATGGAAGAAGAAGGAACTGGAGCATTTGATGATGCCGAACCTTATGACCAACAAACTAATTATAATGAGAATTTGAGTTTTTCAGATATAAATGAAGAAGGAGAAGTAATAGTAGAGGAGGTTGCAGAAAATGATTCGAACAACTAGACCTACTGCAGGTAATAAGTACTTTATAACTAAATCTAATGGTGGTTATTCTACTTGTATTAAAGGAAAACCTACTGATAAACAATGTGATGTATTATCAAATTGTGTAGGTTATGCTAATGGTGCATTTAATGAAGAATTAAACTTAGGTTATGAGAAATATCATTTAAATTGTAATGCTGAGAATTTTATAGAAAGAGCGATTGCATCAGGATTAAATGTATATAAAACTCCATCTGTTGGAGATATAATCTGTTGGGAAGGTAAAGGAAGTTTAGCAGGACACGTTGCTATAGTAATAGAAGTAATTGATTCTAATACTATTCGTACTGCTGAATCTGGTTATGGAAATTCAAATCCATTCTGGATAACTACAAGAAAAAATAATAATGGAAGATGGGGAACAAATTCAAATTACCCTTTAAGAGGTTTTATTGAAAATCCTAACTATCCACATAATAAACCTGTACCTCCAACTCCACCAACACCTACACCAACTAAATATAACGTTGGAGATAAAGTAATTATTGATGGACAATTATATGGAACTGCTGACGGAGGAAATCCTGGACAAATAGTTCATAATAAAGTGACTAATATTACTCGTGTAGCTGAAGGTCATTTGTACCCTTACAATACTACAGGTGATTTAGGATGGATGGCTGAAGCTTGTATAAAACCTTATGAAGAACCTAGTCCAACTCCTACACCTACTCCACAACCTACAACATATAATGTTGGAGATGAAGTAATAGTAAATGGAGTATTAACTGCTGACTCTTATGGTGGAGGAGCACATACTAAAAACTATAATAATCAAAAAGCAAAAATTATAATTATTAAAAATGATGGTAGACCTAGACCTTATGCTTTGAATATGAATAATAATATGAATGGTGTAACTGGTTGGGGAAGTAAAGACCAAATCAGAAAATAATTCTTATGGCTAAGCGCTAAACACCAGTCACTCTCAATGACGAAGCAGCAATCGAACAATAGTCTAGAGTGTGAGAAGCTTTAGAAGAATTGAGTATGATAAATATTTGTGTGATATAGCTATTACAAGTAGAAATACGAGTATTTAGTCTATATTAGTTGATATACGTTATATGAAATGAAGCTATTAAGTAGATGATGTAAAAATACAGCCAGTGTTAGTTGAAATATACTAATAACTACTGTATTTTTATTTTTGCATATAATACATAGAGGAGGTAATTTAACATGACTAAGAAAAAAGATGCCAAATTTGAAGTTGGTGAAATAATAGTAGATAATGTTGGAGCTGTAGATAGCTTTTCTGACTCTCTTAAGAAAATAGTAAATGCTAAAGCTACACCAGAAATGATTGAGAGAATGAATGGTTTAGATTTACTATTTGGTGTTAAATTAGATAATATTAAAGATTGTATGAATGCAATGATGGTAGTTAATGCACTTAAAGGTTCTGAAAAAGCTTATGAGCTAGTAGCTAAAATGATACATGAGAGTCCTGAAGAGACTGCTCCTAAACAAGTTCAAAATAATTTATTTGTCTTACCTGATGCTGTAGAGATGTCAAGTATAGCTAATATATTATCAGATGATAAACATAAAGTAACTTATGAGTCTATTGCAGGAATGAAGGATGATGAGTAATGAGATTTCAATTATATGCTAGAAATAAAGTAACTAAAAAAGATGATAAATTGTTTGAATTTAATGAAGAAAATATGTTTGATACATATATAGATAGAGTAGATAAAGAATTATATTCTGATGCTATGATATTAGAGAATAATCGTTGTAGAAAATATGTAGAATTTAAAGACTATACTCCATATTTTGAGAAAGTTAAAACTTTAGGAAGAAGGTTGAGATAATGGCTAGATTGATACCTGAAAATCCTATTGAATTTCCTGATTTATATCCGAAGCAAAAACAATTTGTAAGAAGTAATAAAACATTTGTATGTTATGGTGGTGCAAGAGGTGGAGGTAAATCTTATGCTGTTGATGCATTGTGTATGATTTATTGTAAGATGTTTCCTGGTATACAGATATTATTAGTTCGTCGTACTTATAAAGATGTATTTAAAAACCACGTCATTTCATTACAATTAAAACTTCATTGTACTATTGACAACGATCCTAGAAGAGCTGCTAAATGGAGTAAAGATGAAGGTGCATTTATATTTGCTAATGGTAGTCGTATAACTATAGGTTATTGTGATAATGAAAATGATGCTTTACACTATCAAGGTCTTGCTTATGATGTAGTAATATTAGAAGAAGCAACTCAATTTACTGAATTTCAATATGAGATATTTACAGAAATTGTTCGTCCTAGTGGATTCTGTCAAGTTCCTTTTAAACCTAGAATGAGATTAACCTGTAATCCTGGTGGTGTAGGACATGAATGGGTTAAGAGATTATTTATTGATTGTAACTATAGAGATACTGAAAATCCTAATGATTATGAAATGATACATGCTAAAGTTTATGATAATGAATTTATCATGCAAAATGACCAAAATTATGTTAAACGTCTAGAAAATCTACCTCCAGAACGTAGAGCTCAAATGTTAGATGGAGATTGGAATGTATTTAGTGGTTTATTCTTTATTGAATTTGAAGAAAGATACCATGTAATTCCTGATGGTAGATTACCAAGAGATAAAAACTATAATTTGTATGTTACTTTAGACTATGGACTTGATATGTTAGCAGCATATTTTATAGCTGTTACTCCATATAACGTATTAGTATTTGATGAGATATATGAACCTGGACTTATAATTTCACAAGCTGCTAAGAAAATAAGACAAAAGATTGAAGATTTAGGTTTTGAATATGAAGATTTTACTGCTATTCTAGCTCCAGATGATTTATGGAATACTTCACAAGAAAATGGTAGATGTAAAGCTGATATTTGGTCAGATTATGGAATTAATTTAACTAAATCTAAACGTGATAGAAGTGCTGGTTGGTTAGCAATTAAAGAAGATTTAGCTGTAGATTATGCTTTACCTCCAGAAGAGAGAAAAGATAGTTGTAGATTAAAGATATTTAGTAAATGTACTAATTTGATTAGATGTCTTCCTAAATTACAAACTGACCCTAAAAATAGTGATGATTGTATGAAAGAACCTCACGAATTAACACATGCTCCAGATTCATTAAGAACTTTCTATACATATTGGCTTGCTGTACCTGATGAAATTAAAAATCAAAAATCAATTAGAGTTACTCAAGAATTATATGATGACTATATGAATGCTTCAGATGAAGTACGAGAATATCTTGAAAACAAATATGGAAAAATATTTTGCATATAATAATTATAAAGGAGGATGTATATGGCTAAAATAAGTAAAGAAGAACTTGACTGGAGAGCTGAAGATGATGCTAGAATACTTGCTCAATATCAAGAAATATTATTAGATAAAGCAAGATTATCTAGAGCTAAAAAAGCAGCTACCAAAGAAGTAACTAATTTAAGTAATAGACTCCAAATAATGAAAAAAGTTAGTGCTACAAAAAGTACTACTAAGAAAGGAGCAAAATAATGGCTAAGAAGAAAATCATAAATCAATTATATAATGGTGTATTTGATGGAATGGATGTAAATCAAGCTGAAGAATACTTTGAAAGAGCTAAAGGTAAATATCAAGACCAATTAGAAAAATTCGATAAATTATATGAATTATATAAGAAACCTAATACTAATGGTGAATATGATAAAAATATAGTTTTTGAATTAATTGAATCTGAAATTGATAATAATATCTATTTTCCTAAAGTTAAAAGTTCTAATGGTCGTACTGAACCTGCTCAGCAACTTGAATCTATTTTAAAAAATGAATTATATGATTATAGTTATAGAGAATATAATGATTTACAAGAACGTAATACTTATATTTTTGGTGGAGCTGTAACTCATGTTTATTGGGATAGATTAAGTAGAAATTCTGCTCAAGGTGGTAAGTTGTGTTTTAAAGCTATCGATCCTAGAAATTATATTCCTCAACCTGGAATTAAAAAAGTTGACGATATGGATTATATGTTTATTATTGAATCTTGTACTAAAATGTCTTTAGCAAACTTATATGATTTAACTAAAGATGATTTAGAATGTTGTAAATCTGATACAGAATTTAATATCGATCCTGATTTAATTACTGTAAAAACTATGTATTATAAAGATATTTATAATCATATTTGTAGATTTACATGGTCTGGTAGTTTAGTATTAGAAAATGATGATAATATATATTCTGATAAGTTATTTTATTGTTCTAAATGTGGAGCTATTAAAGAAGCTGATGAAGATGAGTGTATTAAATGTCATAATACTGAATTTAAACTTAAAGAAGTAGACAGAAGAAAAATAATGGTTAGACTTATGAGTGAAGTAACTAATGAAAATACTGGTGAATCTGTTGAAATGCCTAGAGAAACTGAATTAGAAGTTACTCCTTATGTTCCTAATAGATTTCCAATTGTTATTAGAAAAAATATAAGTACTAATGAATTATTTGGTATATCTGATGCTGAAATGATTGAAACAAGCCAAAAATTAAATAATAGTATTTTGAATAAAATATCTGAAAGAATTTTAAAAGCTGGTTCAATTATTGCTTTACCTAAAACTTTAAGAAATAAATTAAAAGTAGATAATAGTGAATTAAAGTTATTATATTATGATACTCCAGCCGAAGCTAATGGTATTATAGTTAAAACTTTACAACCTCAACTTGGTAATGAAACTTATTTGATGGATAGTGCTTACGCTACGGCTCGTCAAACTTTAGGTATTACTAATACATTCCAAGGTCGTGAAGATAATACTGCTATAAGTTCTAAAGCTAAACAACTACAAGTTCAACAAACTGCTGGTCGTCTTGAATCTAAGAGAGAAATGAAAAAAGCTTCATTAGTATCTTTATTTGAATTAATGTTCCAATTTATATTAGCTTATTCTTATGAATATCGAGGTTATTATATAACTGTAAATGGTGAAGAAGAATTTAAGTTATATGATAATAGATTATTCTTAATTGATGATGGTGAAGGTAATTATTTCTATGATGATGAATATACATTTGATATAGATATGAGTGCTACATTAGAAAATGATAGACAAACTATGTGGGAAGAAACAAGATTAAACTTCAGTTCTGGAGCTTATGGAGACCCTCAAAGTTTAGAAACATTAAAAATGTTCTGGCAAACTATGTTAAGATTAAGCTATCCTGGAGCTAAAGAAGCTTTAGAATATATTGAAACAAGAATTGATATTCAATCTGACCAAGCTGAAATTGAGAATATGTATAAACAAAGAGAAATAGCTATGAAACAATCTGAAATTACATCTAATGATATGGCTAAAGAACGTGAAGCTATGGCTGCTCAAAATCAAGCTAATGCAAAAATGATGACTGCATTAAAATCAAATGAATAATTTGAAAACTATTTACATATAATATTATTAAGAAGGAGATATATTCATGGAAAATGAAATTACGCTTGAAGCATTAGATGCTATCACTAATGTGGATGACACGGCTGATAATAGTGTGAAAAAAATTAAGGATGGAGTAAAGCGCTACTCTGAAAGACTTAATAAAGATAGAGAAAAGATTACAACTGAAGTTGAAACTCAGTATAAATCTAAGCTTTCAAAGATACTTGGTGTTGAGATTAAAGACTTAACCGAAGAAGCAATCAATGAAGCATTAAAAATTAAAATCGAAGATAGTGATGTCGTTAAAGAAGCTAATAAAGTAATCGAAGCTAACAATGCAAAATTAGTTCAAGAAGCTTTAGATAATAATATCAATAAAATCAAAGCTTTAAATCCTAGTATTGATAGTGCTGAAAAATTATGTGAACTTCCTCAATATAATGAAATTAAAGCTAAGGTTGATAAAGGTTATGAACTATATGATGCTTATATCTCAGTTGTTGGTTTTGACTCTAACTCTACTGGTTCTGCTCCAGTAAAAAAATCAATCGATTCTAAAACAATTAGTTATGTTCAACCTGAAACTATTAGTGATGCAACTTTGAGTTTTTATCAAAAAGCATTCCCTAATAAAACTAAGGAAGAAATTATAGCTATGTATAGAAGAGATAATAAGTAATAGGAGGAATTTGAATGGAAAGAATTTATAAGCCAACTAATTCTGGAACTCAAACTGTTAAAGGTCAACCTAAAAAATCTACTACAGTAACTGTAAAAAAATCTACTGGTAAAGGAAAATAATATTATGAGTAGAGAAGAGTTATTAAAAAGTAGAGGATTTAGAGATGAAAAACATTTAGCTGAGTTCTTAGATAAATGTGCTGATGAAACTTGGAAACAAGAGTTAATTGAATACTTTGGAGAAACACCAAAGGCTAATAAAAAATCAAATAAAAAATCTAAAGAAGTTGAAGAAGTAATTGAAGAAGAAGTAACTGAAGAAGAAATTCCAGAAGAAACTGAATCTGAAATTATTGAAGAAGCTTCTGAAGAAGAAATCAATGAGGAGGAATAATTTATGATAAAACTTTATAAAACTCAACATGAATATGACACATTAGAGTTTGATAATGGCGCTACAGCTATTGATGCTGGTGTTGGTGTAGACTTAACATCTGGTAAATTAGCTGCTAGTACATCACCTAAATATGTTACTCTACAACCTTGTGGAGCTAATGAAAAACGTTGTCTAGTTCATGAAATTAGAAAAGATGAATTATATAGTACTAGTTTAAGTGCTTCAGGTGCAAGCCTAAATGTTGGTGATGCCGTTACTGTAGCTTCTGGTGCTAAACAAGTAACAGCTACTACTACAAATGGTATCTTCAAAATTGAAGAATTTAAAGATGCTACTAAAGCAAAAGATTCAGTAGTTGTAGGAAGATTTATATAGGAGGTAATTGTTAATGAATACTGGATTATTATTTACAGTATCTGGTGATTTAGCTAACAGTATTTTCTTTAAAGATTTATATGCTCCATTAAAGAGTATAGTAATTGAAAAGTATACTGAATTTGCTAAAACAGATACATTTAAAGAAGTATTTAAAGAAGTTATGTCTGATTCATTTGCTGAATCTTATACAAGCATGACTGATTTAATTGGAGGTTTTGAACAAATCACTGAAGGTGGTGTACCTAAGATTTCTGAAAGAATGGAAGGTTACAAAAAATTTGTTGAAAACTTCAACTACGCTAATAGCTTCGTAGTTACAAGAAATGCTATTGAAGATAATAAAATCTCTGGAGCTATCAATGGTTTATCATTAATGATGAGAAATTATTGGTTATCTAGAAATCATGAAGCTGGAGCATTCTTAGTAAATGCTGTAAATGGTACTTCAACTTATAAAGGAAAACCTATGGACATTACGTCTGCTGATGGTTTAGCTGTATTCCATACTGCTCATACTTCTAAAGTTGAAGGTGTTGCTACTCAATCTAATAAATTTGCTGGTGATGCTACAGAACAAGCTAACGGAATTTATTTCAGTTCTGATTTACTTGCTAAAGCTGAAACAGCAATGCAAAACATTAAGGATGATAATGGTGAAATCGCTGGTATTGCTCCAGATACAATCATAATTCCTAATGATGCAACTCTTAAGAAACAAGTATTTGGTGTTCTTGGTGCTGACAAAGTTCCTGAAACAAATGCAAATGCATTTAACTACTTAGTTGGTAGATATAATGTAATCGTTTCTCAAGAATTAAATTCTTTAGCAACAGACCATATATTCTTCTTACTAGATAGTAACTATAACTCAGTAGTTGATGGTTTAATTTATCAAAATCGTGAAAACTTAAGAGTTAGAGCTTACTCAGAAGAAAAAACAGAAAACATTGTATTCGCTGGTGCTGACCGTCACTGCTACTCAGCAATTGACTGGAGAGAAATCGGAGCATTCAATGTTACTGGTGGAACTGCTCTATAAGATAAAACTAATTCTGTTTGACATAATTTATATATAAAGAGATACATTAATTTGTATCTCTTTTTTGCATATAATATTATAAAGGAGGAATAATCATGAATAAAGATTATACTTGGGGTGATATAGTAGTAGCTACTTGTAGAAAAATGTTTTTAAATAAAGATGCTATTACTGTTGCTGATTTGCCTGATTTAATAGATGATAGAAATTATTCAACTTATATAAATATGGCTCCAGATGTTATGAATGAATTAATGGTTATATTAAATAATCGTGTATTAATTAATATAGATACTATGACTTTAAATCTTCAAGATACTCTAATGGAAGATTATTTAGAAGATGATTTTAGTGCTTATGTATTTGATATTCATAAATATATGGAAGATAATGAAATAACTAATTATTTATATACTGAAGTTATTCAACATACTTATATTAAAAGAGATAATCTATTATTTGAAGAACAAGATGGAAAATTATATATTGATAAGAGATTCATGGATCGAAATAGTTTAACATTAACTATTAAATATAGAATTATTCCTGAGAGATTTACTACTACAACTCCATGGAATACATTAATAGATTTACCTTACAATATATGTTCTATAGTACCTTTATATTTAGCAAGTGAATTATATAAAGATGATGATATTTCATTAGCAACATCTTATCGTAATCAATTTGAAACTGAATTAGATTATATATCTTCACAAATGGTTGATAGTTTGGGTGTAGAACATAGTAGAGATGTAGGTGGTTACTATGGCGCATAGCTTTCAAATTCCACAATCTCCAACTACTTATAATTACACTTTTACAGATTTTCTTGGTGTAGATTATAATGACCCTTTCGATATGGATGTTAGACATAGTCCTAAAATGAATAACATGATTTTAGAAAATGGTTATTTGAAAAAGAGATTTGGTTTAAAAATAAAAATGAAAATAGATAATGCTCCAATTCATGGTATATGGAATTACGATGTTCCTGGAGATACTGAATTTAATGAAATATTTTTAATTCATTGTGGAACTAAGTTATATGAAACTGATAAAGATTTTACAACTAAAGCTTTATTGATGAGTGACTTAGCAGATGTTGATTCTTGGGGAATGTTCTTAGGAGATAAATTAGTAATATTAGATGGTAAAAGAGCTATAGTATATGGTAAATATAATAATGTATATACTGCTCAATATATGGACCAAGTTGCTTATATACCAACTACTACTATAGGTTTATCACCTAATGGTTTAAATGGAACTTCTTATGAATCAGTTAATTCAATGACTCAATATAGAATAAATGAATTTTTATCAGATGGAGCTTCAGTTGAATATCATACAGATTCATATAGTATTAGCGCCGATTCTGGAGATACTAAAGTATGGATTTTAAATAATGATACTGGTATATGGGATTTAGTACCATCTACAGATTATACTGTTGATGTAGCTAATAAAATTACATTTAATAGTGCTCCACCAGCTCCAGTAGTTACTGGTAGAGATAATGTAAGAATACAATTTAAATCTACTACTTGGGACCATGCTAATGTAATTAATAAATGTAGATTTTGTGTACCATTTGGTTATCAAGGAAATAATCAAAGATTATTCTTTAGTGGAAATCCTGAACAACCTAATGTTGATTGGCATTCTGATTTAGTTGCAAGTCAACCTGACCCTACTTATGTACCAGATGATTCATTTGCTGTTATTGGTTCTCAACCTATTATAGGTTATTTAAGACTTAGTGATGGAACTTTAGCTATTTTGAAAGGTTTAAGTGATACTGACTGTAGTATATATTATAGAACTTCAAATGCTCAAGGAAAATGGGACATATTTCCATTACTTAGCGGAACTAAAAATGTTGGATGTTTGACTCCATATTGTTGTGTTAATACTCAAAATAATGCTATGTTCTTAGGAGAACTTGGTGTTTTTCAAGCTGTTACAGGTGAAGCAAGTTCTACATTAGAAAGATATGCTGATAATAAATCATATTATATTAATAAAAAGTTATTAGCTGAAGCGAACCTAGATAAATCTAAGGCGCTTTCTATCGGACCTTTATATTATTTATTCGTTAATAATAAATTATATATCAGTGATACTTCTAAAATAACTCAACCTAAAAATAGTAATATAAATCAATATCAATGGTGGCCATGTCAATTAGATATTAATGTTACAGCTGTTACAAGATGGAATAATAAAGCTATTATCGGTGATTCTAATGGTTATATTAAAATGTTTGGTAATAATTATGTAGATGAATTAAGAATAGAAAATGATGAAATAATAACTAAAAATGTAGATTGTTATTTTGAAACTATTCCATTTGATTTTACTACAAGTTCTGTATTAAGAAGTACTAAAGCTAAAACTACAAGAGCATTTACTTTAAATTATATTGCTCCTGAAACTACTAAATTTGAATTTGGTTATAAGACTATAGATGAAGAAAAAGTAGAATCTGAAGAAATATATAAAGTAGTAGATGAATCATTTGATAATAATTTAGATGAATATGTATATTTACCTTATGGTACTAAATTATTATTTAATGACAATATAACTTATACTTCTGATGGAGATGGTTTTAGAGGTTTATTATATGGAACTCAAACTGATGAAATAAAAACATATTTTGGTTTTTATGTAAAAGATGGAATTATAACATTAGGAACATTTAGTATTGATATTACCGATCCTAGCGATATAAAAGTAGAAGTTCTTAAAGAAATATATAATTCTGTTGATGGTTATAAAATGACTTCATTAATACTTAAGAAAAAATTAGATTTATTACATACTATTCAAGATGAATTGAGTGTTGTAGCTCCAAATGTAGTAGGTAGTGATATTGATGGAATTTTAATAGTAAATCCTACATTAAATGATATTCCACAAACTATTAATATTAAAGAAAAAGCTAGAAAAATAATGTTCTTAAAATTCTATGTAGAATCTGAAAAGTATGCTTGTGAATTTGATAGAATATTCATTGACTTCAGAATGGCTGGAAAATATAGAGGTGAGTAATTATGGCAGATATTACTAAAGCTTATAAAAATTGGCCTGCTTATGATGATGATTTAGCTAATAAAGTTTATGTTGATAGTCAAGTAGAAAACTTAGTAAATGGAGATATTGAAAAGTTAGCTAAAAAAGTAGAAAAAAATACTGAAGATATAACTACTGCTGAAAGAGATATTGTTAATTTAAATAATACTAAATTAAATACATCAGTATATGATACTTTTATAACTGAACAATACGATCCGTTAGTTGTTAAAGTAGATGGTAAAATTGAATCTTATTATCAAGATACAGACCCTTCATTAAATTGGGTTACAGGTTTAGAAAAAAATTCACATGTTGGTGATATTTGGTATGATACTACTACTCAAAAGACTTTAGTATATTACAAAGATACTTCTACAAGTCCAGTTACTTATTTCTGGCAATGGCAAAATGTTCCAATAGAACTTATTGATAGTGTTAATGGTAAAGCAAAGATTTATTCTGGAGTTATACCTACAGATTATGTAGCTGGAGATTATTGGTTAATACCTTTAAATTGTTATACTAATACATATAGTTTAACTTCTCAAAGTGGTGAGTTCTCTGTGGGTATGAAAATTAACCTTGGACCTTATGAATTTGAAGTTGATAGTGTTAATAATGATAATGAAATAGTTACATATCACATGAATGTTCCTAACACGAGTAATTATAATTTGACTGAAACTTTATCAGATACTAATATTATTGTAGCTATTACATCTACTTCATCATTTACATTACCTAATAATTGTTATGGTGGTTCTATATGTGTAGCAACTCAAAATGGAACTACTTACGATTCTACTAAATGGTTAAATAGAAATGATTATATACCTCAAGATAAAGCTAATAATTATGCTTTACAAACTGATGTAGATAATTCTATAAATGAAGTAAATGCTAATATTGATAGTACTGCTATAAATATAAATAATACTATTAGAGATAATGTTAATACTTTAAATAATACTATAGATAATAATTATAGTGATTTAAGTACTGTTATAAATACTAATAAAGATAATACTGATTTAGATATAGCTAATTTAGGACAAGAAGATGTAGATATAAGAACTACGTATAATGGTGAAGTACAAAGAATTGATAATGATTTAATAGAATTAGAAGATAGAATTGTTAGAAATATTCGTAATACTTCCGGTGGTAATAACTTATTAAGAAATAGTGTTGGTTTTAGAAATAGATTATATTGGAATGATGAAATATCTGGAATAATTGAACAACAATATTCTACATTTGCTGGTAAAGAAATTACTGTTAATTTTAGATATAAAAAGACTGATTATAATCAAGCTAAAATAACTTTAGGTTATTATGAAAATGGAATATTTGTAGAAAGATATACTATATTAGATACTTCAGAACAAGTTGGAGTATGGAGTGATGTTTCATATAGTTATGTATCTAGTGTAAATAATCCAGTAATAAGATTTAATGCTAAATTTGATGGAGTGCAAGATAACGATGCTGAAAATAATGGTACTTCAGGTTCTAAATTGGTATTTACTAATGGTTTAGAAATTACAGATTTAATTATTGGTTATGGTTCTGGTAAAGGATGGAGTCCATATTTTAATGAATTATACGGTAAAACATTTAATTTAGATATGTATGGTTTTGATATTAGAGAATCTGCTTCAGATAGAAGTATGCATTTAGATACTAATAGTTTAGATTTTAAAGATATTTATGGTAATATAGAATCAGTATTTAGTAAAGCTGAAACTAGAACAGATGTAGTAAATGTTAATAATAGTATAAATATTGGTAATTTAAATATAGTTAAATTAGATGATAATAATATTATTGAATATTAGAAAGGATGTGGTAATATGGCTTCTATAAGTCCTACAAGTATACAATGTTCACCAGAACCTCATAGTGGTAAAAAAGCATATTTGAAATTGACTATTACAAGTATTAGTGATTCTGATGCTAGTACCAATCAAAGGTATGTAGGTTGGAAAATAACTGTTGAAGGAACTCCTTGGTCTACATTAAAAGCTAGGTATGCTTCTCTTGGAGGTCATGAAATTAGACCTTTTACAACTACTAATGTTAGTAGTTGGAGTGCTGGACAACAATTAGATAGTGGTAATGAAACTTATAGTAATGATTCTGCTGGTAATTTAACTTTATATGCTTATTTAAAACAATTATTTTATTATAGTTATAGTGAGTCTAGATGGAATGGTAGTACTTCTCAAGCTGTAGATGCTAATTTAGTATGTTCGCAATTGCCTAGATATGCTAACTTTACAGCTTGGAGTTGTAATTGGACTGCTATAAATAAAATGTCTATGCATTGGAATGCAGACGCTAGTTGTGATGCTGCCCAATATAGTTTGAATGGTGGTGGATGGACTAATTGTAGTTATCCAGATTTTGAAATTGGAGGTTTATCTCCTGGAACTCAATATAATATTAGAATGAGAATTAAAAGACAAGATTCTCAATTATGGACTACTTCTGGTTATTTATATCCGACTACTCAAAGTTTACCTAGTACAGGAACTCCTAGTAATTTTAATTTAGGTTCTAATCCTACACCATCTATTAGTAGTATGAGTAATTTATCATATTGGTATGTACATACTTATGATGGTAATACTCTATTGAATGATTCCGGAGCAATATATTCTACATCTAAAACTATAGATTTGACAAATGCTACATTAATAAATAATATGCTAGCTAGACATCCTAATGATAATAGTTGGAATATAACATTTAAATACTATTGTGTAAGTAATGGAGTTACATATACTTTAACACAAAGAACTTGTACTTGTTCTATTGCCTCTGGTCAATATACTCCTACATTTAATGAAAATAATTTGAGTTATGAAGTTACAGATTCACAATCTCTTAATTTGACAGGTTCAAATAAAAAAGTAATTAAAGGAATATCGAATATATTAGTTACTATATCTCCAGCAAGTCCTAATGGTAGTGCTAGTATGGTATCATATAATGCTAATTCTGGAAATTCTGTTGGAAGTACTACTAATATAGCTTCTCCTACTATAAGTTTGACTAATGTAAATGGTAATTCAGTTACAGTACAAGCTGTAGATAGTAGAAGTAGAACTACAAATGCTGCTAAAAATTATGATACGTTTATTGATTATTTTGCTCCTACAATTTTAACGGCTTCAGTAAATAGAATTGATGGTGTTAGTACTAATTTAGCTGTAAATATTACAGGTCATTATTGTGATTGGTCTGGTTTAGCTACAACTAATATAATGGAACAAGTTTCTATTCAATATAAATTAAAATCAGCTTCTACTTATACTACTATTACAGGTGTAAATCTTAATATAGTAAATAATAATGGAGATTTTACAATAACAGGTAATATAACAGGTAATAAGTTTAATGCTGCTGAAGAATATGATGTATTATTAACATTTAAAGATAAAATAAATAATTTACCATATTATGCATCTATACCTACAGGTGAAGCTCTATTATGGAGAGATATGGCTAATAAAAGAATTGGTATAAAACGTAAACCTAATTTTGATTTTGATGTTAATGGTAATGGTAATATGGATGCTTTATATGTTAATGGTACTAAAATGATATGGTATGAATAGGAGGAATGATATTATGAATATTAAAATACCATATATATATATATATATATCAGAGAGGAGGAACAAATACTTATGTAAATGTTCAACCTCAAATAATGAAGGAGGTGGAGATTATTTAATTAATCTTGCATCTCTAAGAGGTGTTATCTAATGCCTACATTAAAAGTTGCACAAGATTTAATAGATTTAATCTATCCTATAGGTTATTTGTTTATAACTACTGATAAAACATTTAATCCAAATAATACTTTAGGCGGTACTTGGGCTAGATTAGAAGGAGATGTTTATTTAAAAAATGTTCCTTCATCTGCTACGAGTCAACCTATCGGTAATTATGGTGGAACTTCATCAACACATCAAATACCTATATCTAGTATTCCATCTCATGCCCACTATGGATTATATTGGGCTGGTAGAGGTTTTTCTGTTAATGATGGAAATTCTTGTATTAAATTAACATCTCAATCTTGGTCTGCTGGTGATGCTAATGCTAATTATTGGAATACTGGTAATACTGGTGGAGGTCAAGCTTACTATCCATATTATTATGGAGTTATATGTTGGCATAGAATTGGTTAGATAACATAGAACTTATATAAGTATTTAAATACTTATGTTAAAAATTGCAAAAGATTTATTTGATTTAATATATCCAATTGGAACTTACTATGAAACTAGCGATGGTAATTTTAATCCAAATACTAAATGGTATGGAACTTGGGTACAAGATACAAAAAATCAAACTACTGTATCTAAAGGTGATAGTGGAACATTTGCTACTTTAGGAGCTGATGTAGGAGCAGAAACAAAATCTATACCTAATCATTATTTGACTCAAGCTGAAATGCCAGGAACAGTACCGTGTGTAAGAATAGTTGGTTCTGGAGAATGGTCTTGTGGTATATGGGGAAATCATGGCTCAGCTTATGGTATTAACTTACCAGGTCAATATAATACATCAGCTCAAGGACAAAGTCATGGTCATGGTTCAATAAGTATAGTTCAACAAAGTAAAGTTGTAATTAGATGGCATAGAACTGCTTAGAGATGTAAATAATTAAATAGTCATAATTATGGCTTTAAATATTGCAACTGAATTTAAAAAACTTATATTTTTGATAAATCATCCAGTTAATAGTTTATACTTTAGTGATTCAAATACTAATCCGAATACTTTTTATGGTGGCAATTGTGGAACATGGACTCAAATAAATGGTTATTATATTTATGCTGGTAATACGTCTAGTAATACATCTTATACTGGAACTGGAACTCAATCTCATACTTTAACTACTCAACAAATACCTAAACATAAACATGGTATAAGAGTAGATTGGAATGATTATGCTACTCCAAATGTTAGAGGAGCTGGTGGTTCTGGTTTATTATTAGGTGTAGACCAAGGAGCTAACACATCTGAAGCTGGTGGAGGTCAAGGTCATCTTCATAATATAGCTACACATCAATGTTATGTTTGGAAAAGAACAGCTTAATGTTTACAACATAATTTGCATATAATATAATAGAAGGAGGAATAATATGAGTGATACTAGTATTATATTATTACTTGGTTTTATAGGAAGTTTAATTTGTGTTATGACTCCTATACTAAAATTAAATGCATCAATTACTAAATTAAATACTACTATTGATATTATAAATAAAAGCTTAGAAAAAAATGAAAAAAAATTTGATGAACATGATGATAAATTAAATAATCATGAATTAAGAATAGATCGATTGGAGCATAAATAAATGCTCTTTTTATATGTTACAAATTATTATACATTAATTTGCATATAATATTATAAAGGAGAATGATAAGTATGAATCAATCCGATTATGTTACAGCATCTCAAAACTATGCAAAAAGTGCTCAAGATGCTTATGAACAAAGTTTATCATATTTATTGACTGGTTTAGATGAAGCTAAAATAGCAGACCAAAATGCTGCTAATGTTAGATATGAAAACTTAATAACTAAGATTAGACAACAATTACCTGGTATTCAACAACAATTTGAAAGGAATGCTAAAGCTGCTTATATAAATAAACAACAAAGCTTACAACAAATTGATGCTGACTTAAGTAGATTAGGAGTTAATACTCAAGGTTTTGGTGTTACTCAAAGATTATTAAATGAAAATGCTTATGGACAAGCTTATGGACAAGTTTTGACTGAGTATAATGATAATCTTAGAGATGTTGCTAATCAAGAAGTTAATGCTTTAGGAGATTTAAATGCTGATTTAGCAGATTTAGATGCAGCTTATGCTAAAGATAAATTAGATACTCAAAAATATATTGGTGAACAAGGTAGAGATGTTTATAATACTGAATATAAAAATTATTATAATGATTTACAATACCAAGATGATTTAAAACAACAAGCTTGGGAAAACGCTATGGCTGAAAAGAAACTTGAAGAACAAAGAAAACAACAAGAATGGGAAAATGCTTTTAAAGAAAAACAAAGAGCTGACCAACTTGCTCAACAACAATGGGAACGCCAATTAGCAGAAAAAGAATATCAATTAAAAGTTAAACAAGTTAATGCTTCTATATCAGCTTCAAGAAGTTCAAGTTCTAGTTCTGGTTCTAGAAGTTCTAGTGCTAGTAAATCAAATGATAAAGTAGTAAGTACTAATTATTGTATGGGTCCAAATTCATTTAGTTCTCAAAAAGGATTTAATGAATATAATGCTTTATTGACTCAAGTAGCTAAACAAGGTGGAATTAAAACATCTATATTAAATGAATATTTATCTCAAGGACAAAAGAGTGGAGTATTTAGTAGTAAAGATGTTAGTGCTATAAAGAAACAATTTGGTATATAATTTAAGGAGGTTAACTTATGAGTAGTTTTACAGATGATTTTTTTAGTAATTCAAATACTAAATCTACTTCTACTAAATCTACTTCTACTTCGACTAAGAAGAAAAAGAAAGAATATGATGTAGATAATTTTACAAGTTCATTTTTTGAAGATTATAATAGTTCTAATGATACTAAAACTAAATCATCATATAATAACGATTTTTATGATGAATATAATGCTTTCATAGATGAGTTAAATGGTACTAGAGTTGACTATTATAATATGCTTCAAAAGAATGAAGAAAAGAGACAACAAGAAATTGCTAAAAGAAATAGTGGACAAGCTGAAGCTTATTATGAAAATAATAAACAAGCTTTAAAACAAAAAAGAACTGATGATTTAATTTATAATTGGAATTGGCAAGATGCTGGAGGAACTTCATATAATTATGGAGCTGTACCTATACAAAATGACAAAGGTTATTTGAAGAAAACTGATTCAAGTGGAAATGTATATTGGGTAGATGCTAAAGAAGATTTATTATATGATGCTAATGGTAATTTAATAAATGATGATAGATTAAAAGATTCTGAATTTATGAATGATTTAAAGTATGAATATGATGAAAATGCTAAAAGTAATATTAATACTAATGCTTTAAAACGTGGTGATAGAGTCGGTGTTGCTACTATTGATTATTCTAAATATAAGTTCTTAATTGATAATGAAAATAATAATATTGAAAATAATCGTAAAAAATGGGAACAAGAATATCAAAAGAAAAATGAATTTTTTAGTAAAAGTCAACCTCAATATAAAACTTCAGATTATAATATGGTTAATAATCATAAAGCTGAAGGTTGGATTATAAAAGATGGAAATTACTATAAACCTATAGAAACTAGTGCACAACCTCCATCAGATGATTTTGTTGGACCTATGCCTAAAACTGAAGGTCGTTTATATAATTTACCTACTGACATTAGAGTTGATGGTAAAGATTATGAATTAGTTACAGATGAAAAACCTAGAAGTTATATTGATAGTACTCAATTTAAAAATCCTTATGATACTTATAGAAATGTATATGAAGATAATTTTGAAAAACTTAATAAAGCTATTGAAAAAGGTGATGTAACTACAGCTAATAATGCTTTACAAGAAATAAATAAAAAATATTTTGGTCATCAATATGAAGATGGTTGGTGGGCAGCAATATGGAATAAAAATTCTGATGATTGGTCATTCTTTCAAAACAAATTCCAAAATAATGTAGAACAATTAAATGTCATAAATGATTCTATTAAAAATACTCAAGATGCTGATTTATTAGAAGAATTACAAAAAGAAAAAGATAAATTAGAATTAGAAAATACTTTAATTCAATATAATAGATTATATGCTTATCATTCTGATATGAACTTAATTGATAAAATGGACAATATCACTAAGCCTGTAGATGAAGCTTGGGACAAAGTTGGTAAATTATGGAGTGAGACATTTAGTGAATGGGATGATGGTTATCAATTTGGAGATATATTTAGAACTGCTAAACATACTTTCAATAATACTATTCAAACTGTTGGTACTATTGGTAAACAAACTAATGCTGGTATTCAAGGTATAGAAACATTACTTGTTAGTGATATGGATGATAGTGAATTTAAAGATACTTGGTTACCTGCTATTATGGATGTTGGTACATATTTAATACCTTATGTTGGTCAAGCTAGAATGTATATAAATTATGCTGAGCCTGGTTCTGTTGTAGTTGCTGGAGTTACTCGTGAAGGTAGTGCTACTATTGATTCTGATAATAATGAAGCTAGAGTACCTAATTTAACTAATGTAATTGGAGCTGCTACAAATATAGTTGCTAACTATGCTTCAGATAAAATATTCAAAAGTATTAGAAGTAAGATGAGTCCTGAAACTTTAAATAGTATATATAGTAATCAAGGTAGAGCAATTGCATTATCTATATTTAAAGAAGCAAGTGGTGAAGCATTTGAAGAAT